TATGAAGGTGATTACACAACACGTAGAACATTAATCTATACGTTGTCATTTACCGCTAAGACTTATCTATATGGTCCTGTCACTGACACGACTGATAAGTTAATCAAGAAGTCTATTGTTGACACCCATCTTAAGGTTGATACAACGGCTGCTCGTGAAGTTAGATATACAGTCACACCAGATCCTATTACTGCTGAGGCTGATGATAACTTCGGATTTAATGAAATTTACAGTGAGTTCACAGATGCAAAAGCCAGAGATCCCGTCACAGGAACCGATGTCGATGTATAATGGCATTGAGGATGCCCTCGATGTTGAAACAGCAATCGTACCTAAAGAGAAAACAGAAGTCGTTAAACCTGCTATGTTTGAGCAGATTACTAAGGACTATGAGTATACTCGTGGAAATTTATATTCACTTATTGAAAAGGGACAAGAGGCTGTTGATGGTATATTAGAACTTGCTCAGGAATCAGATAGTCCTAGAGCATATGAAGTTGCTGGTAATATGATTAAGAATATAGCAGACACCACAGACAAGTTAATGGATCTGCAAAAGAAATTGCAAGAAGTAGAAGAAGGTCCAGCGAACCCTCAGAAGAACGTTACTAACAATACTATGTTTGTTGGTTCTACTGCTGATCTTGCGAAATTCCTGAAGTCGCAACAGGATAAATAGTCTAGTAAAAGGAATCAAGTCACAATGTCAGTCTTAAATGTATTAGATACTCAGACAGTGAGTGGTTCAGGAACTGCATACATTGTGGTCAAGTCTGGTGTAGTTCGTGCTTACGCTGCATCTGCATCTTCAATACAATTCGATGCTGGTCCTGCTGTAACTCTCGCTGCTGGAGAAGCAATTCTCCTCTCCGTTGGAAAGTCAAAGAACGTATCAATAACTGGTGCTTCAGATGCTGCTACCTGTGTATTCACAGTTGGTGGTGTAGGTGCTGGTCAACGTCATAACTTTGCAGTAGGAGATTACATTCAAACTATAGATGGTGGTGACACCGACGGATTTGTTGCAGCATTTGAAACTGCTGCTTCTGCTGGAAAGAAAGTCACTGCTGTTACAAACACCACAGTAACAACTGATTACGATTCATCTTCTGCTTCTGCAGCATATGCAATCAGTGAAGCAGATGTTATTGCAAACAACGTTCCTCAACTTCAAAGAACAGTGAAACTCACTGCAGGATCTGCTGATGTTGTAGTTGAGCAAGTACAAATTGTTGGTGGCTAATGGAAACTACTGGTCAAACCGATCCTGTATTAAAGAAGAAAAAGCAGTTGTTAGATAAGAAGCAACTACAGTTAAATCTTCGTAAGATACAACTACAACGCAAAACAGTTCAAGCTGGAGGTGAAACCGATATGCGTACAGAGAAACGTGTAATGTCCTTTAAGCAGTTCATAGCTGAAGGTGGATTGGCACGTGCTATCAGTAAATCTAATACAAAGGTTACTGGACACATCAGTGCTGACAGGGGTTCTGACGAAAAGAAGAACCGTGAGAAGCGTAAAGGATTAGAGAAAGACCTTAAGAAGAAGGGTATTGGATATAAGAAGGGAGTGGGACAGTACAAGTATGACGATGGGAAAACTGGCACAGAGGTGTCCTACCATACGTCAAAACCTGATAAAATGTCTAAGCGACGCTTTGGTAAGCTAAGTCGTAGGCTCGGTCGTAAACACGGTCAAGAGTCTGTTATTACAAAAGATAAAGACAAATCTGCCAAATTACATTATACTGATAAGAGTGGTAAGAAATCCGAGTCTCTCGGTAAGACAAAAGCTGGTAAGCATCCTGGTGGATATGGTGAAACATCTTCTACCAACGTGCGATCTGGTAAACTACCCAAAAAGGTCAAAGACCAAAAACTACACTATGACAAATAAAGATTACGATGATTCCAACTGGCGAGAGGAAATGCAATCCTACGCTAGTGGACCTGAGTTAACACTCTTGATAGATGGACCTAAAAGTCTTGCACAGTCTTGGCATATGGGTGCATTGTATAACAAATGGAAAAAAATGAAGGGTTATAAAGACCCTGAACCACCAGACTGTCAATCATCTTTTAAGGAGTGGAACGATGGAGTTAAAATGTAAATACTGTGGACTTATTGTTCCTAGTACAAAACCTAATCCTCAAAAATGGTTACAAAAGCACGAGATGAATTGTGCTCGTAACCCGAATAACAATAAAAGAAACGGACCTATAGGAACAGAGTAATGAACAAAGTAAAGGAGATCGCAGTCAAGATTAAGGACTGGGATAAAGCACTTGCTAAAAAAATTCAAACCAAATTTAACTTAACTGATTATCAGATGTTATGCCTTGCTTTTGGTAAGGGTTTCATCATCGGTGCTATTCTTCTGTAGCACTCTGATCTAAATACTTTATTATGAGTCCAGACAAAAATCCAGAAAGGTTCTATAACAAAGAACAAGTCGATATGCTCATCCAAGCTGCTGTTGCTGAAGCACACGAAATGGATGAAGCTATTATGGCAAAGCATAACCGAGAAGCAACTATCATTAGTATGATTCTCGGTTTTACTTGTCTTGCACTATTCATTGATGGTCTATTAAGGATCCTTGGTATCATCCCACCCTTTATGGATTTGGATGTTAACGTCATTGATGATATAATAGAGAAAGTTGAACAAGACATTTTACCCATAGTTCAACAAGCTAAAGGGTACATACCAAAAATTTGATTATGACTTATCAATCACCACCACCTTCTTGGGATAAAAAGAGAAACCAAGTGAAGAGTAAATTCTATTACATATTCTGGGGTATAGCTACCTTCTCTGTTGTAGCAGGTCAATTATATGTTGGATCTGGATACAGAGACTATGCTAAATCACTCAATAGGTTGTTCGATACAATAGAACTAGAGGTTACAACACCTCGTCCTAGATTCTATTAAGAGATAATTAAATTAGTAAATAACTATATCGGTGCCAATTATGGCGTTCGAGGATATTAAATCTTTATACGAACTTACTGAAGAGAACTACAAACTCCAAGATATGATTCAAATCTACCAAGAAGAGATCGTAAAACTTGAACAAGAGAAAGACGTACTCAAAGCAGAAGTTACTTTTTTGCGTCAACAGCTCGAGTACAAGACTTTAGGTCCACCAATACATTCACAAGACATTAAAAAAGACCCTAGATAGGGTCTTTTATTTTGTAAATTTTTAAAGAGATCTATGCAAGGACTTCCCTGCAGATACGTTTACAGCTAGCGTGTTCATCCTCACACTCAATCAAACAGTCAAAGTAGTCGTCTATATTCTCCTGGGTTGAGTTTTCTCTGTGATTCCATTCTGCCATTTGATTAAAATTAAGGATACTGTGTGACATTTTTGACTCCAAACTGGACAACATAACAAAGTAACTTTGGTTACATCTTGTTCTCTCCAAGTCTACCATTATTTAGACAAAAAGTGTCTGTATTTACTGATACAATTTAATAAAAATTTATGCCTACGAATAAATACCTACACACTGCATAGGTTCGTATGGTCTGGGTTATCCGTCTATACGTATGGACGGCTATTTTTATTGGATTAGTAAATCTTTCAACCTTCGCATATATAGAATGATAGTCTGGTCAGTAATTTGGATGGTTGGAATCCTTATCGTAGCGGTAGGGGTGGTTCTCGTATACATATTTCAGTACGATAATTGGTATCCTAATTATGGGCAAGATGACACCACCAAGCAGAAAGAGCTGCTATAACTTTAGAGTAACGGAGATTAATCGTGTTGTTGACGGCGATACTATTGATGTCACCATTGATCTTGGGTTTGACTTATACAAGAAAGAAAGAGTTAGAGTTGCAGGAATTGATACGCCAGAAAAAAGAACAAGAGACTTGGAAGAGAAGGCACTGGGAATAGATGCAACTAATTGGCTCAAAGGAACGTTAGAGGATACTATTAATGGAGATGATGAACTTACTATACGAACCGAACTTAAAGGTGGTATGGGTAAGTACGGTAGGCTTCTTGGCTGGTTATATGTTGGCGAAGACGATGTATCATTGAATGAGCAGATGATCGAAGAAGGTTATGCTTGGGAGTATGATGGTGGTACAAAGAATAAGAACTTCGAAGAATTAAGAGAGATACGTAAAAAATTAGGTACACTCGTTGAAGAACCGACAGAAGGTGATCCACTTCCTGAAGTTGGTGATGGCTTCGTGGGTGGAACAGGTACATCTAACATTGCAGGTCCATTCTAATTTATGGCAGAGAACCAGATATATCTTGGTAACCCGAATCTAAAGAAAGCAAACGTTGCCACAAACTTCACACCTAAACAGGTGAAGGAGTTTATTAAGTGCAGCAAAGATCCAATCTACTTTATTAAGAAGTATATTAAGATCGTTTCTTTGGATGAGGGTGTTATCCCATTTAACCTCTATGATTTCCAAGAGGATATGGTGAATCGTTTCCATAACAAACGATTCAATATTGCTAAGCTTCCAAGACAGTCTGGTAAATCAACGGTTGTAACATCGTATCTACTTTGGTATGTAATTTTTAATCCTAATGTCAACGTCGCAATCCTCGCAAACAAAGCAGCCACTGCAAGAGAAATGTTGGGTCGCTTACAACTTTCTTATGAGAATCTTCCTAAATGGATGCAACAAGGTATTATTGGCTGGAACAAAGGGTCAGTGGAATTGGAGAACGGAAGCCGTCTC